GAGCCCAGATTCGTTGATACCTGTCGATTTTCTCATTTGCCCTGCCGTCGCAATTTGCGACGTTAGCTTATCATCTTCATCAACGTGTTTTGCCAATGCATCTCTTGAATTTACATATCCAAGAATCTCTGCTATATCTTTCCCGACAAACCAAGGCTCGTCATCAATTGTCAAAGTACGGACATCCTGTCCGTGAAAATTAAAAATTTCGTTCATAATATTCCTCTTCTTACCTTTCCCAGTGTTAAAATAGTTTCCCAAACATCTAGTCCCTCAAGACTATCGATCATCAGCTGACTGAGTTGATGATTTTTCTTCTGCCAATTCTGTATTATTTTTACTTGCATGTATGGACCTCTCAGTGATTTCTCCAAGGATTCTCAATTCCTAAAACATCTACGACTTTTTCTTTCACATAATCACTTCCTTTGCCATACTTCAGTAGTTCTGAAATGACCGATGGTGTTACAAATACTTGTTTTGCCAACTCAGCTTGAGTCATATCCAGCTCAATCAAGCGAGTTTTGATTTTAGCCTTGATTATCTTTAGCTCTTTACTCATATTCTTCCTTTCTATTGTTCTACCCTTTCTGCTATAATAAAATCAGAAGGGAGGTGATCTAATGACACTGTCTGACAAAGAAATCGCTTTAGAACTTACAAAGATTACCGTCGAACACTTTAATATTAGAGTTGCACAAAGTATCCGACAATCTGGATTAACAGACGAAATCATTGAACAATTCTACAAGCGATTCTATGAAACTGTTACGAATTTAAAAGATAATCATCCAGAATCGTAACATCTATTTTGAGCACATCTTCTGGATGTGCTTCTTTAATGTGAGCAATTTTTTCAATAGCTTCATTTACAGACATACTTCTTAGAGAGATACTCAGCTTTGCCATTCCCTCTCCCCCTTTCTTTTTGAAAAATTATCTAAAAAGTTAGCGAATTTCTTGACATTGATAAATAAATTTATTAAAATCAAAACATAGAGAAAAGACTTACTAAAAAGTAAGGTTCTACCTATAAAACGGACGCCAATCAGTTTCATTAGGCTTTATTTTTTAGTTGTCTTGTTCGCTAACTCTTTAGCTTACAAAAACTATTGTAGTAAATTTATTAAACTTTGTCAACGGTTTTGTAGTAAATTTATTAAATATTTTTTGTCATGCCTTAGAAAGGTTGATGTATCAATGTTTTTCACATTTGAAAAAATAAAAGAATTGGCTGACAAACAAGGTATTTCATTAAATAAACTTGAAGAAAAACTAGGTTTTAGCAGAAATACAATTTATAACATGAAGAAATCCACTCCAAATGTTGAACGAGTTTCAATGATTGCTGACTACTTCAACGTGTCCACAGATTATCTACTCGGTCGCACGGATAACCCAGCAATCGCTGGTAGTCATGACTACAAATGGGAAGGTAAGACTCTAAACGTTGAAGAAATGGCATCAAATGTCATGATGTTCGGCGGGCGAGAATTAACAGACGAAAAGAAGAAAATCATCCAGTCTATCATTGAAGGTTATCTGAAGGAAGCTGGTGATTAGAGGTATTGCTTAGTGACTGAAAAAGAAATTATAAGTCATTTTCAGGTTCGTATTATCGATTTTGACGGCAATCTAATGCCAGATGAACTTGGATTTTATGAAAAAGAAACCAATACAGCTTTCCTGTCGAGTAAGCTCAGCAAAAAAGAGAGAGTTAAGGTCCTACTTCATGAACTGGGCCACAAGGACCACACACGATCAGAGTACCAGATCGCTCGCCTACGATGTGAAAACGAAGCTGATAGAATGATGATCCATCATCTCGTAAAAGACGCGATAGAAAGCTTAGAAGACCCTACAGAGTTTGATTACCTCAAATTCATGTCCTACTACAATCTTAAAACTATGACAAATGAAATCATGGTAAAAGAGGAATACTTAGCATTAGTAAATTAAAAATAGCATTGAAGATATTTATATAGAGGGAAAATATATGCAAAAGACTGTTGAAAAAATATTATTCAGAGTCGCTGGAGTGACAAAATATAAAAAAGCAGTAAAAGAAGCTTGCAATATGATTGCTGAAGACAATGGGATTCCAGAGTATTCAAAATACTATGGTGATTTATCAGCTAAGGAAATCAAGGAAGAAGTTGAAGAATACGGTCTAAAAGTCTTTAAGTATCGAGATTTAGATATTTTTAATATTGAACTCATTCCAGAAACGGATAATAAATATGATTCCAATGCTATAAAAGTTTTGATTTTTGATAATCATGTAGGATACGTCCCTGCAACAGTTGCTAAATCTATCCGTAAATATTTTGATGATGAAAGATATCATTTCCTAATAGAATGTGAGATAAAAGGCGGTCCATATAAAGAATGGGACGAGTATGAAGAAAAAGTTGTCACAAATAATGACTTGGATGTTGGTTTTGAAATTTACCTTACCATTGTTGATTCTTCACAAAAAGAAGTAATTCAGAGCGAATCATCTGAGATAATTGATGATAACATTTCCAATAAAGAAGTTACTAAAACTGAATCTATTGAAACTAAAACAACTGAAGCTGAACATATTGAACAAAATATTGTTAGTGACAGTTTCGCTGATATAGTAAATGAGATTAATCTTTCAGAAACATCTCCTAAGAAAAAACTTCCTGCCAATAAAATCATATTTTCAGCACTGTATATTTTCTTAGTCTTTTTTGGAGTTGTTGGTATTCCAATCGCTCCATTCCTTGCAGTCCCTTTGACAGCTTGGAGTTTGTATAAACTATACAAACTATTCAGAAAATAAAAAAAGCCCCACAATCGCCCTCGCCAAAGTTTGATTGTGAAGCTTACCCTTATAAAAAATCAGCCATTAAAAAGGCCTCTTTTCTATACCCTATTTTACACCATGAAAGGGGTGATGTCAATATTCTCAACGTTTAGACCTTGTCCAGAAGCCAATAAACAAGGAGAATACAATGAAATATAATAAAACAAAATATCCAAATATCTATTACTATGAGACTGCTAAAGGCAAGCGTTACTATGTCAGACGTTCTTTTTTCTTCCGAGGTAAAAAAAGAGAAAAAAGTAAAAGTGGTCTCACAACCCTTCCACAAGCTCGTGCAGCCTTGACAGAGATTGAGCAACAAATCCAAGACCAAGAATTAGGTATCAATACGAATCTAACGCTTGATCAGTATTGGGATATCTATTCTGAAAAGAGATTGTCAACAGGGCGCTGGAATGACACTTCCTACTACCTCAATGACAATCTCTATAAGAACCATATCAAGCCAAAGTTTGGTTCTGTCCTGCTTAAAAATTTGGATAGAAATGAGTATGAACTCTTTATCGCTGAAAAGTTGCAGAATCATACCAGATACACTGTTCAAACCCTCAATTCCAGCTTCATGGCATTGCTAAATGATGCCGTAAAAAATGGAAATCTGCCCTCAAATCGTTTGAAAGGTGTCTTCATTGGCCAGAGTAATATCCCTGCCACTAATAAGAAAATTTCACTGAAAGAGTTCAAGTCTTGGATTTCTAAGGCTAAAGAAATCATGCCAAAAGAATTCTACGCTCTTACCTATCTTACCATTTTTGGATTGAGGAGAGGGGAAGTCTTTGGGCTGCGTCCAATGGACGTGACTCAGAACGATAGTGGACGGGCTATACTGCATCTTAGAGATAGTCGAAGCAATCAGACTTTGAAAGGGAAAGGAGGACTTAAAACGAAGGAATCGGAGCGCTACGTCTGCCTTGATAATATCGGGACAGACCTTATCTATTATCTGATAGATGAAGCTGCTAAGGTTAAAAGGAGATTAGGGATTATCAAAGATCAGCAAAAAGATTACATAACGATCAATGAAAAAGGAACGCTCATCAATCCAAATCAGTTGAATAGAAACTTCAATCTAGTAAATGAAGCGACAGGATTGCATGTAACACCTCACATGATGCGCCACTTCTTCACAACTCAAAGCATTATTGCAGGTGTTCCGCTTGAACAATTAAGCCAGGCTCTGGGCCATACAAAAGTTTATATGACAGACCGTTATAACCAAGTTGAGGACGAACTTGCGGAAGCAACGACAGATTTATTCTTGAGCCATATTCGCTAAAAAGTCCCCGCCAATCACTCAAAAACTTCCCGATAACTCCCCGACCAAATCCCAAAAACTACCGAAATTTATCGGAAAATGATTTTTAAAATAGTCCCCGAAAGCCTGAAATAGAGCAAAAAAACTCCACCTGATTGGGTGGAGTTAAGGGAGATTATTATGAAAAAGGTAAAATAAAATCTTATTAAATCAATGCTT